GAGGAAGAGGCGATTCACCATGCAGGCATCGAGCTTATCGACCCTAACACTGTTAAATCCCCGAGCAACATGCTGCTGTAGGACGCTGCGATGCCGCCGAAGCCTGAACAAGAGAGCTGGCACTTGTCTAAGTCAGTGCCTATTACTGTTATCACTGCGCTTGTTCTGCAGTTCGCTGGTATCGTGTGGACAGTTAGCACAATGCAGGCTAATATAGATAGGAACGCTAAAGATATCGGGCAGCTCGAAGCGCAAGTAGATTCACTACGGCAGGCTAGCGCCAAACAGGCAGTGCAGCTTGGACGTATCGAAGAGGGGATAAAGTCTATCAATAAGCAGCTAGAGAGTATCTCCGCAGCGCTTATAAGGAAGTGAAATGGCTGGCTTGACTATGCTACGGGTTGTCTCCAACGGAGAACTCGACCGACAAGAACAGGAGCGGGTTGACCGAGAGCTGGAAGCTCGGCAGCAAGAGCCTGTCCTGTTGGGTCTCGCCTCCCACCTGCGTGAGTGTTGGGACGCTGCTGTCATCGCTAAGCGCCCTATCGAGGATATTATGCTGCGCGCCATGCGGCAGCGCAACGGTGAGTACGAGGCTGACAAGCTGCGGGCGATCCGCGCTCAGGGCGGCTCTGAAGTCTATATGATGCTTACAGAAGTTAAGTGTCGGGCAGCTGAGAGCTGGCTCCGCGATATCCTTATGGATAGCGGCACTCCTCCGTGGGATCTACACGCGACGCCTATCCCCGACTTGTCTGAGGGCCATAACGAAGAGATCCAGTCTGCGTTTGCTGAGCAGATCATCGCGATGATCGAGGCGACAGGTCAGGCTCCCAACCAGACGGAAGTCCTAGAGCTGAAAGAGATGGCCGCGCAACAGCTGCGGTTTAAGATGCTTCAGGCGGCGCAGAACCGCGTCGACAAGATGAAGATCAAGATCGAGGACCAGTTCGCTCAGGGCGGCTGGGCCGAGGCATTTAACGAGTTTATCACTGATCTGGTTACCTTCCCCTGTGCGTTCGTCAAGGGTCCGGTGGTGCGCAGACAGCGCCATCTTGAGTGGTCCAAGACCCCCGAAGGGACAACGACAGTTACATCGGGTGCGCGGCTAGCGCCTGAGTTCGAGCGGGTAGACCCCTTCAAGATCTACCCTGAGCCTGGGATCACAAGGCTCAACGACGGGTATCTGTTCGAGCATCACAAGCTGAGCCGCTCTGAGATGTCTGATCTTATCGGCGTGCCGAACTACGACGATGATGCTATTCGTAAGGTGCTTGACCTCGGGCCTAACCAGTCGTGGATTCAAGAACACATCGAGCAGGAGCGCGAGGAGGAAGAGCGGAAGTTCTACACCGAGATGCGCCCCACCGACATGTTCGACGTCTTGGAGTTCTGGGGTAAGGTGAGCGGTGCCATGCTCCGTGAGTGGGGCATGACGGAAGAAGAGATCCCTGACAAAGCTCGTGAGTACGACGCCAACGTGTGGCTTGCTGGTAACTATGTGATCAAAGCGGTACTCAACTACGACCCGCTTGGCGAGAAGCCCTACACGAAAACATCGTTCATCAAGTCTCCCGGAGCGTTCTGGGGTCGCGGCATTCCTGAGATCATCGAAGACCTTCAAGGGGTGTGCAACGCAGCAGCCCGTGCTCTTGTTAACAACATGGGTATCGCCTCTGGCCCGCAGGTCGAAGTGAACCTTGAGCGTATCCCGCCCAACGAAGACATCACGCAGATGTACCCCTGGAAGATCTGGCAGGTTACGAACGACCCGCTAGGTTCTTCTGCTCCGGCTGTTAGGTTCAACCAACCTAACGATAACGCTAATACGCTTATGGCTGTATACGAAAGATTCAGCCGTCTAGCCGACGACCACTCGGGTATCCCTGCCTACATCTACGGCGACACCGACGTTAAAGGTGCGGGCCGCACAGCCTCTGGTCTGTCCATGCTCATGGGTTCTGCTGGTAAGGGCATCCGCCAAGTCGTCATGCATATCGACAACGATGTTATTAAACCCATCGTTCACCGGCAGTTTGTTTACAACATGCGCTATGACGAGGACGAGTCGATCAAGGGTGATGCCGAAGTGATCGCCCGAGGCGCTGTTAACCTCGCTGTTAAAGAGACCACAAATATCCGCCGCGTTGAGTTCCTTAACGCTACCGGTAACGAAATCGATATGCAGATCATGGGGCCTGAAGGTCGCGCTGCTATCCTCCGTGAGATTGCCAAGGGGCTGCAGATGCCGGTCGACGAGATCATCCCATCACGGGAGAAGCTCGCGTACAAGACCAAGCTTCAGATCGCCGCTGAAGCGGCGCAACCCCAACAGCCTTCCGCACCGCAAGCTCTTGATGCAGCTGGTAATCCGGCAGGTGGCGCAGAGTCCGCCACGGTTAGGAACCAGCAGACAGGAGGAGCGGCATGATCCGTCCTGACGCGGAAACCATTCGAGTCGTAGCTGCTGTTGCTGTCCAACACCCTGCCTTCGTTGAATGGTTGGGAGAGTGGCGACAACGTGAACTTGAACAGTTACCTCATGTTACAACCCAGATGGCCACAGCACAGGGGCGCTGCCAAGTCTTGACTGAGTTGTATAAACTGTGTACCCAAGCCCCTAAGTTGCCAGCACAACCCCCCAGGGGTAGCTGACGTTTAACCACGCATACCGAGAAGGAGCGTAATACATGGCCGTACCTGAACAGATTCGCAAGCAATCTGAGGCTGTCGCTAAACTGTACGAAGATCTGAACCCCGAGACCCCGGCTTCGGAAGAAGGTGGGCAAGCTCAGGAAGAACTTCCTGTGATCGCAGCCGACAACGATGAAGAGTCTGATCAGCAGCCCGAGTCTAATGAGCGCGGACAATCGGGCACCAACGACGAGACTGCATACGAGCATCGCTACCGCACCCTGCAAGGGATGTACAACGCTGATACTGCACGGCTTCGGGCAGAGAATCAGCAGCTCAACGAACGCCTTAACAGCATGGAAGAATTGCTGTCTAGTATGAGCACCCAGAGCACTGTTTATTCGGAACAGCCTGCCGAGGTCACTAAGCTTATTACAGACAACGATCTTGAGGAGTACGGTGATTCTATCGACGTTATGCGTCGTGTCACGCGGGAGGAGGTCTCCTCCGTCTCGCAGAAGATCGCCGACATGGAGCGTATGCTCCAGCAGCTACAGACTAGCGTAGTTCCTCGGGTTGAGCAGGTCGCTCACCGCCAAGCTGCTAGCGCAGAGCAAGCGTTTTGGTCTGACCTTACGCGGGCCGTACCCGCGTGGAAGGAGATCAACGACAACCCACGGTTCCATGAGTGGCTACTTGAAGTCGACCCCCTGTCTGGCATGTCCAGGCAAGACTATCTTGCTAGTGCTCAACAGAACTTGGATGCGAACCGCGTTGCTGCATTCTTCTCGACGTGGGAATCCCAAAACGGCCAAGCTAGTGCTCAGCCCAATCGGACCGCTTCTGACGAACTCCAGAAACAGGTTGCCCCAGGCAAAGGTCGCTCAGGCGGCTCTGCAGCTCAGGGTAGCAATGTTAGAACGTACTCACCTGCCGACATCAAGAAGTTCTTCGACGATGTGCGTAAGGGTGTTTACAAAGGACGTGAGGCAGAGCGGGACAAAATCGAACGCGACATCTTCGCTGCACAAGGCGAGGGGCGCATTGTTATGAACGGTTAAATGGAGCTAGGAAATGGCTTTCCCCGTTGCCTCTGGTCGTCCTGACTACTCGGGTAACTTCATCCCCGAAATCTGGTCGTCTAAGCTTATCACGAACTTCTACGACGCTACTGTGCTTGCTGCTATCAGCAACACGGACTACGAAGGTGAGATCCGCAACCAGGGTGATACGGTCAACATCCGTACTCAACCGAACATCACGATCCGTGATTACGTCAAGGGTCAGAACCTTGTCGTGGAGAACCCCGACAAGCCGAAGCTGCAGCTCGTTATCGATAAGGGTGAGTACTTTGCCTGCGTCGAAGACGATGTTGATCGCGTCCAGTCTGACGTGAAGCTCATGGACATGTGGTCCAAGGATGCTTCTGAGCAGATGAAGATTAAGATCGACCAGCGCGTCCTGTCGGACATGCTGACGGACGTAGCTTCCACGAACCGTGGCGCTACCGCTGGTGAACAGTCTTCGGCCTTCAACCTCGGCACGGCAGGCGCTCCGCTTACCGTCACGAAGGACGGCTCGGGCGGCACTGTCTCTGTCACGGATCTCGTTGTCGACATGGGCACGGTCCTTGACGAAGCCAACTGCCCCGAAGGGGATCGCTACATGGTCATCCCGGCCCGCATGGCTGGCCTGATCAAGAAGTCGGAACTGAAGGATGCCTCGCTCGCAGGTGACTCGCAGTCCGTCGTCCGTAACGGTCGCCTCGGCATGATCGACCGGTTCACCCTCTACGTGAGCCACAACCTCGATGTCACCAGTGGTAACACCTCGATCATCGCAGGTCACAAGATGGGCTTCACCTTCGCCTCGCAGATGACGGAGATGGAGACGATCCGCTCGGAAACCACGTTTGGTAACATCATCCGTGGCCTCCAGGTCTATGGCTATAAGGTTGTGAAGCCGGAAGCCATCTCGACCGCAGTCGTCAACTTCGCATAAGGAGTGCTGAACAATGGTTGCTTACACAGACGATTACGGTTTCAACAAGGGTACGGCTGATGCGTACCCTGCAGATGGGAATGCGAAGATTACGGTCGTAGATGTCAAGCTTGACTTTGCGGCTATCATCGCGGCTCGGGCAGCGGCTACCTCAGTTGCTGCTCTAACCACCAGTGACACGCTTGCGGTGTTGCGCATCCCCGCAGGCTCAGTTGTCTTGTCCGCTGGGTACACAGTTACTTCGGCAGAAACGACCAACACGACCGGCACTATCGGTTTGACCGACGGTTCGGTGACGTATGCTACTGGTATCGCTATCAACGCCACTGGCACTAGCGCCGCCAACCTTGCTAAC